CTCGCGCGTCATCTCAATATCGGCTTTCATCGTCGCCAGGCGGTCATTGACCACACTGGCCACGGTGGTGGCATTCTGCCCGCCAAAGGCACGCAGGTTCTGCACGTCATCGGCCATCACTACATCGGCGCGCGGCAGGTGCAGCATGTCAAAATTCTCAATGTTGCGCGTCTCGCGGGCGGGCGGTTCGCCGGCGGCATTGCGCGGCACGGCTTTGACCAAGCGCAGTGCGCCGTTTTTGTTTTCCACGCGCACATAGGTGGTCGTGAGCGGTTTGCTGGCAAAAATGCCCAGGCTGCGGATGATGGTCGGCGTGACCGGCAGGCGGTTGATGGCCTGCGTCAGCGGGACAACGCCAAACTGGCTGTTACTGGATAGGGGCATGGGTTACTCCTTATTTATGCGGGGTGCCGACGTAGACAATGCCGTAAGCATCACCGGCGGCGATAAATTCTTCGACTTTCATATTCGCCGCCGCGCCTTCATTCACCTTTTTGCCGGTGATTTCAGCTTCCGCGACGTGTTCGAGGTTGATGACGCAGTTGTGCGGTTGCACCACCACCTCACCATTGACCTCATCGGTGAGTGCCACCAGCCACGGGTTTGCGGCGCGCAGCGGGTATTTCACCAATTGCCCGGCCTTGGTACCGGCAGCGGCCTTGACCACGCGACGCGACAGCATCAGCGCTTCGCCTTTAATCAGATCGCCGCTTTGTACCGGCAGCGTTTCCTTAGACATACGCACCTCCCTTGCCGCGTGCGGCGGCATCGTCCAACAGGGCATTGCCGCTTGGTTTGTTGTCATCTGTATGGGTCTCGCTCATCAGCCAGCCCGCAGTTTGCTCGTTTTTCGGGGCAAGGTCGGCAATCATCGCCTTGGCGGTATCGTCATCGGCGGCAAGCAGCACCTCATAGGTTTTGGCCGAGAGGCCTTGCCAGCCCTTGCCGTCCTTGCTCTTGACGTAACCGGCGGCAGAGAGCTGTGCATCTACTTGGGCGGCACGGTTTTCGGCGGCGAGGTTTTCTTTTTCTTTGGCGAGTTCTTCGTTGCTTTTTTTCAACGCCTCGACTTCTTTTTTCAGCTCGGCGATTTCGGCGAGCGCTTCTTCAAGGGTCACGGTTTTCTCCTGTGGATTGGGGTTTTCGGGGTCATCATCGTCGCCAAGGACAGTGGCGTGGGTGGATTTATCGACCCCGGTCGGCGTGAAACTCACCTCGCGCACATCGCTGTCGCGCAGGATGAGGATGGGACCGGTAACGGTTTGTCCGTTGACGCTGGCCGTTTTGCCCGCAGGCAGGCTCTCAACGCGCGCCGGGTCAATATGCGCGCTCATCTGCCAGGGGAAACCCTGGTCAGCCTCGGCGGCGACTTGTTTGCCGTGCTCGTTGTCCAATAGGGTGCCGCTGATGGTGAGGCCGTCGGCACCAATGGTCAGTTTGCCCACACCCACGCGCGCTGCACGGTCGTGCAGGAGCAGCGCCGGTACGGCGTCCTTGTGGCTTAGGGTGGAGAGGTCAACGATGGCGCGCTTTCCCTTATAGACAAAGGGCTTGCCAGAGTGCGCCACGCCGCTGAAGGTGCGCGGCGCGGTGTTGTCCGCGCTGGCAGCTGCGAGCTGTACACCGCCGAGTGGCAGGTGGCAGGCAGGTGTAGGGGGTTGGTTTTTGCGCATGGTGGGTTGCCCCGTGGTTTCGATGGAGCGCAGTATGCCGGGCGCAAAAAAAGCCGGTTAGACGACCGGCTTCAGCGAGGGGAATTTTCGGAAATTCCGAACTTTGTTGTTGTGGGGGGTGGTTGTGGTTTGTGAATGGGGCGAGAGCCGATTTAAAACCCGTTTAATTCTTCGCCCAGTCATTTAACGGTTTTTGGTGGGCATCCTTGCCTTGGTTTTGCTCTTTAACGGCGCAGAGGGCGATTCAGGCGGTTTTGTCAAAAATAGACTTCCGCCTCGGGGTCATGCTCCTTGATTAAGGCCAGCGCTGCTTCTGTGCGTTCGTATTCTGCGTCTGCGGTGTCGTAAGCCAGCGCCTCAGGGATGTCAAAGCCGCCAAATTCCAACACACTAATCAATTCCCGGCTATACGCAGGCGCTTTGTCAATAATAACCAGCCCTGGCGGTGGGTATCTGCCGATGTGGCGGGCTGTAATAGCCTTATGGACAGCGGTTTCCAGTGCAGCAACGGCTGATGCGTCGCCCGTAATCTTGCCGCTGCCTTCTTCAAACTGGATTTTGCCCAGCACTTTTTCTTGCCGGGAAAGCACAAAATCAAATTTCATATAGCCCTCCATCGCGTCAATACAGCCAACGTAAAGCGGAACAGCGCCTCATCGCTGTGCAGCAAGTCAAACAGTTCCCGGTCTCCTCCCAATAGCGCCTGGAATGACATGGTGAGCATTTCCTTCGGCTGTGGGTCATCTTCATCGCCATAGATTTTACCCCAATAGGGATGAGGGAAAGCGTCTTTCTTGGTGAGCTCGTCCGCGCGGAAGCGTCCGGGTAATATTTCAGCCAGTTTTTCCATAGGCTCACCTTTGGTGCGTAGCTCCCAGTAACGGGCAAAGAGTGCATCCAGTTCTGGGATGACCGCTTGCAGGCGATGCCCAAACTCATGCAAGTGAGTGGATAGCCGGGTTGCCACGTCGCGGTGTCCAATATTGCGCATCAACAGGGTGGCGGTGTCGCCGGGTTTGATTTGTTTGCTAATGGCGGCCTGTTTGAGGGCTTTTTCAATCATCAGGTCGTCATCAATAATTTTTTGGATACGTGCCGCAGATATATTGGGATAGATGCGGGCAAAAGCGCGGTTGTTCATACTTTGCACCACAGTCACGCCCGCTTCATTGGATTTTTGCACCCAGTCGGCGGGATAACGTCGCAGTATTTCGATCACTTCGTCGACATCCGCTTTGGCGCCCACCACCCGCGCAGCTTCGCCAGTAACCACCCCTTCGCGCTGCATGATTTCTGCGATTGCTTCATGTCCAGCACCACGCTGGATGGCGGCAGCGATGATGTCTTGGTATTTTTCGTAGAGTCTTTCGCCCTCGGCGATGATGCTGGCGCTGTCCTTGAATATCCGCTGCGTGCTCATGTGCGCCTGCAAGCGCTCCAGATCATCCAGCAGACCGCGCGCAAAGGCGTCGCCGTGTTTTTCTTGTGCCATTTGCAGCAGCGCCTCCAGGCGGTCGCCGGGGTTGTGCGCAAAGGACGGGTTGACGCCCTCCGGATAGTACTCAACCTCGCCAGTACGAGTGTTGATATGTTCGACGTCTTTGAGTACGGGGCTTTTGCTGATACCGGTTTTTTCGGCCTGCTCGCGCGTTAATGCCCGCACGTTGCATTTGCACCCCCAGCCATTCGGCGGGAAATGGGTACTCCAAAACGGGTCATCGACCGGCAGCACCATGCCGTAAAACGGTTTGTGCGATTCGCGCGGCTCGGCTGCATCCGAGGGGATGTATTTCAGATACGGGAACAGCTTTTTGTTGCGCTGGATGCGCTCCCATTGTCCGGCAGCGTAAGCGGTATGCAGGTTGGTGTGGTAGATGGTGCGCAGGCGACGCGTGCTGCCCAGTTGTACTTTTTGGATTTCGCCGGTGTCCGGGTCGCCCATCACCGCCTGCCCCCACCAACCACGCGCCATTAAATAGGGTTTAAGCCGCTTTTGAAAGGTCGCAAAATCGGTGCCGTTTGCGAGTGCATCGGTCATCGCCGCGCGGGTTTCGGCCAGCATATCCTCGTCCATCATTTTGGCGACGGTAAAAGATACGGCATGCTCGTAGCTGGCAGTATCCTGCCAGGCAAAGCTGATGTGACTGCGCTTGCCTGTGAGGTGCTTGAGTGCCTCACGATTGATGAGCGGCTTGTGTTTTTCTGTTATTCCGGCCATGTGTCCGCCCCCGCCTGTCCTGCCGCAAATGCCGCTTTCAGTTTGTTTTCGAGGTCGGTCGTCATGCCGCCGTCTGGCAGTTGCAGTGTCGCGAGTGCCGCCTCAAAGTCCGGGTAATCTTTGGCATCTGCCAGCGCGGCGAGGATGGCATCTATTTTTGGCGCGAGGATTTTGCGGTCATGGTCGAGGTCGCCTTTGCCTGCCCCCCCTGCTGACTGCGAGAGGCGCAGCGACAATGCCGTGCCATCGCTGGCAGGAGGCTCAAGCAGTTGGATATGGTCTTTTTCAAAGCCAAGGACGTCGGTGTAATAGGCTTCGGTCAGACGTACCTGCCCGGTGGCAAGGTATTTAGCGTCGCGCTCGGCACGCTCCAGACTGATTTCAGCATCGCGCTCAAACTCAAACCACACCCCCTGCGGGGCGGGGATAGCGAGGCCAAAGCTGTGGTTGACCGCGAGCAGTGCATTGATGGCGTGTTGTCCTGCCTCTTGCAGCAGGTCGAGGTAACCAGCGATACGGTCTTTGCGCGCCTTGTCGTCGGTTTCTTGTGCGCTGCGCGAGCCGCTGTCAAGCTCCGAGGTTTTCACCCTTCCCAGCAGCAGTTTCTGGATGCGCGCGTTGGCCAGCCGCTCAATGCGGGCAAAGGCCTGGCCGTCGCTGTCCAGTTTGTGCAGGGCGATTTCGTCGTCCTTGCCGATGACGATGCCGCCGCCGGAGAGGAAGCTGAATATTTTGTTGGCAAATTCCTCCACCGTCGCACCAAAGCCACTTTGTTTGGCAACCACATAGGGCTGCGCGTAGCGGCGAATGAATTGCAGCGCGTAGGGCAAGCCTTTTTTGCGCAGCTGTACCGCCGGGTAAGCACGGATGGCCAGCGGGTCGCCCTTGACGTTTTTGCTGTCGGCGCGGCTGGTGAGCAGCAGGAATTTGACCTCGCGGTTGACGGTTTCATCCGCGCCGGCGCCTTTGTAGAGCAGGGTACCGTCCGCTTTGGGTTCGTAGTTGTCGAGCTCACCGCTTTTGTTGGCAATGCGGTCGAGTAACCACAGACCGTCAGAGTCCCGCCGCCAGACGTATTCGGCCACCGCATAGCCGCCCAGGCGGGCATTGATGGCCAAATCGGCCAGGACAGCCATGTGGCCGCGCAGGTTTTTGTAGAGACGGTTGATGGTTTCCTCTGCCACGTCCTCACCCCAGATGCGCCAGTTCTTGGCAAGCATCGCCGCACGGATGTCCTCGCGGCAGCTCTCAAACTCGTCATCAAGGCTGGTGACTTTGAGGAGTTCCATCCGCGTCAGCCCCAGATCGGCGAGCAGGCTGTCGGCGGTCGAGTTGTCGGCAAATTGTGAGAGCGCCAGCCCGGTGTCGGTTACCAGCGCTTTCAGGTCAATTTTCGTTTTTTTACCAAGACCAAACATGCTTACTCCTTACAGGGTGGGTTCGGGGATTTGCACCGGGCGCATGCCTTGCGCGCTGCCGCCGCTTGCCACCGCACCTGCCCACAGCATGTGCAGCGCATCCGGCCCATCGTCATGGTCGGCTTTGGGGTAGTGGCGCAGCTGGTCAATCAGCGTTGCCTGCTCTTGCTGCAGCAGGATGAGGCCGTTGGCAATGTGCGGTTGCAGGCTCTCAATGCGCAACGCTTTGTCGCTGTGCGGGGTAACCGCGCGCGCCGGTACCGGGATGCCACGCGCCGCGCTGCGTTTAATCAGTTCGGTGCGCAAAAATTCCTGAAACTGTACCGCCTCGACAAACCACACTTGGCAGTGGTAGCGCTGGTGCAGGGCGATGACGTCCTCAATGATGCGGTCGGGCAGGCGCTTCTTGATTTGCGCCTCGACCACGTAGAGCTTGCCGCTTGTCCGCTCATAACCACCGACCAGGATGGCAGAGGGGTCGCGCGAAGCTCCCAGGCGTCCGAGTGAGGGGTCAACCGCGCCAAACCACAGCAGGTCAGGCGGTAGTGTCCCCCAGTATTGCAGGGCATTGGCAAAGGGCGCGTCCTCGCCGGAGACCGGGTCGTTCTGATATTCGCTGTCAAAGGCGGCATGGCCATCGCGCGCGCGCAGCTTCATCAGCTCAAGGATGGGGCGCGCCGACCAGCTCACCACCGCACCTTTGTCCATTGCGGCGCGATGCTCGGCGTAGTAGCGTTCGGCAGCGTCTTTATTGCTTTGGTAGCGCGCCTCCCATTCGTCCCACAGTGCCATGTTGTCCGGCCAGCGGATGAC